GATCAACATGCTTTAAGCTGTCTTCAACATACATAAAGAACGGATCTCTATTAATTCTATTCCAAAACAATACCTCACCATCAGATAAAGTCATTACTTCATCTAAACTATCTTGCCCTTCTGTTTTTAAAGGAAATCCAGAAACTAATTCACATTGTTTTTTTGTGAAATAAACTCTATTAGATGGTTCATCAATTAAAATATCTTCTCTAATCTCCGGATTAAACACAACTAACAATGGTTCGATTCTTTTATTAAAATTGGTAATATAACGAGCGACATTATAATCACCAGTCATATCAGGATTATTCATTAATTCACGTTCAGAAATCATGTAACAATTAATCTTGATATAATCTGTTGGCATATTCTTACCATGAACCTCATAATATTCCTCTTGTTGTTTCTTCGTTGCTTTTGTGATTTTTTGAACATCACCATCTGCTTTCTTAGTTCCATTATTAACATAATATATGGTTTCACCAAGAGTTGCTGGATAATCTTTCTCAACAATTAATTCCATATGTGCTTGTCTTGCCATAGTTGCGCCAGATTTTGTTAATTTCTTACAATGTTTTTTATAATCATCAACAGATTGTTTTACACGCGATTTATTTGCAATCTTAGCCAAAGGAATTTGTTTATCATGAAGCTTTTGAATAGTATCATAATAAAGATTTAAAAATTCAACACCATCACCATTAAGTAAATGTTTTAAACCTTCATCTAAAAATTCAACCACATATTGTTGTAGTTTTTTAGATTTAATTGTGTTACCAGTTAGTTTAATTTTTTCTTTACCTTTTTTAATTAATTTAATAATGTAATTTTTTCTTGATACGTTAATACAAGCTGGCGCATGATAATCAATATCAAGTCCCATTTCATTTCTCATGAATATATCATTGAATTCAGCGGTATCGGCATCGACACCAAAATATTCTTTACCCTTTTCAACTAATTCATTATTACCTAATCCAATATATCTGTGATCTGCAATATCTTCTGGTGTTTCAAAGTTTACACCATCAGTGTCCATAACGAGAGGTTTGTAACCTTTTTTCATGTAGAACATAATCATCATACGAAGACATTGACGACCAACACATGTAATAGTTTCACCCATATTCATATCACCCCACGGAAATACTTGAGGTGCAGATAAAGAACCAAAATATGCGTTAATGAAAATTTTAATTGGTAATTGTTTTCTATCATACATTTCAGCTTGTACCGGATCTTTATCTTTTAAATCAGCGGCCAATCTTTTATATAAGATACGAATATTACGGAAGTATTTTAACATGGTTTTTTGTACTCCCATAATGTCACAATCTGGAAATACATCGTACACCAACTGAATTGATGGATATAGTGATGCATAGTCAAACTTAACAATATTTTTAGAATACCCTACCGTCAATAATCTTGATAAACCTCCAGTAATACTTCTTTTTTCATCCTTAGCTGGTATTGCTAAATCGTTTTCAAACGACCAAGCTAACATGAGAATTTTCCAAAGAGTAGCGGTACCCATTGTTGCAATTCTTTCATATGTTGTTGGAATTACTTTTGATAATAAAAACGTTGATTGACTAAATGAATCATCGACAACCATAGTTTCATATAAGTCATCATCTAGATATTGCTCAACGATTTTTCTACCTGGCCAAACCTCAAACTTACCAGGATATTTTTCTAACAACCCTTCAGTACCCGGCTCACCAATTTTTTTATAACCACCTGTTTTAGGGTTAATGTAGTATGATTCATTTTCTAAATATATTTTTGAAATGAAAGCACCATCAACATACACACGATCCGGTTTTTCTTTTTCCAAATATTTGGTAATGTACTTCAAACCCCACGATTTGATTTCAGAATTAATTGCTTGTGCTCTACGAACAGAGTGTGCAATATCAACAATACTGAATCCCCATAAAACATACTGTGTAAACGGTTCTACTTCATTTGCCAATTTTAAAACACCCTCTTTGGTTTTAATACCATCTGTGGTGAATATTTGTGTCAACTTTTTAATGTCTATACCTAAAATTTCGGCTCTTTTTAAAATAAATGGTAAGTCGAACGCAGCTGAGTTATAACCACTTATGATTGTTGGTTTTAAATCTTTAATAACTTTAAAAAATTCTTCAATACATCTCTTTTCTCCATCCTCACCATATGCATCCAAAAGTTTTCTGTAACCACGGTTATCCTTAATACCAATAAGAATTATGTTATTCTTTTCTGGCTCAAGACCCGTGGTCTCAATATCGAATACCATTCTGTGAACTTCATTATAATCCTCAATACCTTTAAATAATCTTTTTTTCTTCTGTATAAGATATTGTTCTACAGGTGTTAGTATAATAAATTGTGATTTAAACTTCTCCCCCCATGGATCGATACCACCATCTTTAAAAAATCTTATAAGTTCCTGATATCCCTTAAGACTCTTAACCATGTATTTTAATCCGGCATCAAGTCTTTCATTATCACCCGTTTGTAACTTGGTACTTAAAATACCATATTCGCCCATCTTCTTTTTTTGAAGGGCTTTACTACCGCCATAAAAATTAAATTCACTTAAGTCTCCAGCCCACAGAAATGGTATAAAGGTGTCTTCTGTGACATACTTACCTCTTACTGGATCTTGTATAATTTTGTAGATTTTATTGTCTTTGTAATCATATTCAACACCGACAATGTACTTCTCCGGATCGGAGCCATTCAAGAAGTCCTCGATAACTTCTTGAGAAATAATCTCTTGCATATTTTTAAATTTGAGTGACACATTAGCTTACGGATTAACCGTAGTTAGCCTTTACTCAGTAAAAATACGAAAATTTAATGAGAAAAAAAAATTAAATAATGTTGATAAATAGTTTTTCCTTTACAGGGGTGATAAGTTTTGTGGTTGGGTTGGAATTTGTATCTAAAAACTGCACAATAAATTTACCTTCAAACTTACCTATTTTTGATGTTTGAGCCTCAGTGAATCTATATGTAATATAATATTCATCAGTGGTCTGATTGTATTTTTTAGTTCTTGTGGTTAACAATGCGGTACCATTTAAAATCTCTGGCTCACCGGTTTTATGATCAACCATTTCAAATGTTATATCCGAATTCTCCAATAGATCATTGAACGACGACTTATCATTTTTGCCGTCGTCCACTAATCTCATCTTTAATATTGGGTCAGTTGCCCCTTGTCTGATAAAAAATTCCATTACTTAATTGTTAAAATAAATTCGTTACCTGATTTAAATGGTGTATTATCTTCATTTTTTAATTCATTTGACTTACAGTAAAATTCTTCTTTTACTATTTCAAATGGAAATCCCATTTCATTTTTAATAACACCTTTAATGTGTTCAACAGTTAATGGTTCATTAGTGTTAAAAGTTTTTTGAAAACTTTTAATTTTTTGTTTGTCTTTGATGACTTTAACATCAATATCTAATATTTTCATAATCTATTTTTTTTAATTTTTAGTCATTTGTATAAATCCAATCATTCGTAGATTGTTCACTACTATAATCTTGAGTTGTTACTGATGTTATAGTATTTTCACTAACTAAATAAACTTCAACCGTATCATCCCCATTATAGTTCATAACAACAAATCTATCTTTAACACCATATGTATCATCCCAACCATTAGTCCAAGTTGTTGTTTCACTGTTTAATAATGTTCCAGAAAAATTATACAATCTTATTTTAGTTACACCACCGTTAGTTTCATTATATACAAACATAAACTTGCTCTCACCAACTGAAATATCAAAATCATTATACTCAGGGAAACTAAACTCATTAGTTATTCCAGTTGATGTTAACACTCTAAAATCTAATTGGTCGGTGTTATATAAAACCATTGCACCATTGTACCTACCTGTACCTGAGGAATATTGGTTTGTTGAATTTAAATCATTATAATAATCTGTTGAGGTAAATCCTGTACTACCACTATATACATAAAATCCAAGGTCACCATCCGTTCTGATTGCAAGATAGGCGGTTTCACCAAAAGAATACATACTTGTTGCGTAGGTTGAGATTAAACCGTAATCGTTTATTTCATCAATTACAACGCCCAATTCGTTAATTAATTTGTAAGTTACATTGTTATTACTGTTTGTAAAAATTTGTACAGCCGTTCTATTACCCAATGAATTCCAGTTCAAATTAGTAACACCAGATACACTAACATTCATACTTTCTATACGAGTACTACCCGACATAATGGTTAACATAGATGCAATACCATCACCATTTACACACGGAACTCTATAAATGTCACTTAATTGACCCCAAGTATTAATTGTTTTTGGTTCGTTGTTTGCGAATGTATATGTGCTAAATGATGTTTGATTATTAAACATATACATAATGTCACAGTATGTAACATCTGAACCAAAATTATTCCAATTATCATTGTCATAAAAAGTTATTACAACACCACCATCATATCCCTCACTATCGGGCCAAAAACTATTGTCTCCATTTATATTGTTTTGGGTATATCCTGTACCTCTAGCGTGAGATGTTTCAATTAAGTTTGATGTGTTACCATTATAACTTATTATTTTATATGGTGTTTCTACGTTATCATCATCCCATAGTAATATGGTATATTTGTTTGTTCCGTGAAATTGGTCATTATAATCGCTATATGTGGTACCAGTTAATGAAACCGTCTCTAAAATGGTTCCACTAGTGTCATATATTTCAAAATTTGTGTATGTACTTGAGGAACCTTGAGCTTCAGTTAAAACAGCAATAAAATCAGATGAAGGTGTCATTTTATGTCTAATGTATGTTCCATCTGTCCAAGTTTTAAATAAAGTTGTAGTACCATCAGTTGGATTAACTATGTGTGATGTACCTGGTCCATTGTATGTCCATCCACTTATAGGTGGAACTTCCCATTTTTCGATAATCATTGTACCATCAGACGTGGTTGCATCATAATTCCACTCAATGTCGATATTATATAATGATGGGTCCCAAGTGTATGTGTATACTGACACACCATCTGAGTAAGTTAACACACCATTATCTACATCTTCAAATGTAACCCACTTACCATCTAAATCGTCTCTACTATTACCATCAGTTGTACCACTATATCTTCCTATTTCTTCGTGAATGGCATTTGTGAATATTACTAATCTATCATCATTATTGTCAACACCATCAAAATAGTACATATAACCTGAATTATCTAATACGTATATATCTCTATTATTCCATACATTAGTATCAACACCTAAGTCAATAATTTCTGCGGTTAAAACATCAAAATTTAAAAACGCAGCACCATAGTTGTCAGAATTAATCATTCTATTTTGATAAACAAACGATTGAACACTTGCATCTGGTTGTGGTATGGTTAACGTGTATGTGTAATCATATTCAGCAAAGTATAGATTATAAACACCATACGGGTGTGTATTGATGTTATTGAAAGGGATTGTTTTAGTTCCAAGGTTTACCGTGGTACCTGATGTTGCCCCTGTATATGGTATAAACGTTACTGTTGCCGTCTTACCACTTAAGTTTGTACTTGTTATTCTTGCTCCTACTGCCATAGTTTGTTATTTTTGTCTATTATAAATACTTTATTCTATTCTATCTTTTATGTTTTGTTATTTTTTATTTTTAGGAACCAATCTGTAATGTTATGGAATCACTTCCCCAATCATACAAATAAGTACCAGGTGTTAATCCCATACTTGATATTGTTTTGTTCGCAAACGTTGCGGTTCCACTTAACGGACTACCCGAAGTATATCCTAATGGTAAAACTATATCTTTACCTAATGACCCGTTCTGAATACCAAATGTATCACCTGAGTATGATGTTGGTGCGGTATATCCTGAACCAAAACTATTTGGATAAACATTTAGATTACTTCCAAAAAATTTCCTAGCAAAAAATGGATTAGTTTGACCAATCACCCAATAACCCAATGTACCGTTAATACCTCCGGCCGTTTGTACCGAACCCTCAATTAGTCCCGTAACATTAAGTGAACCCGAACCTGACATTATAACGTCAGAACCAACCTCTGAAATTGTCACTATAAGACCTGAAGGTTGTGCCGTAGATGTGGGTGTAGGTGTGTTCGTAGGGGTTGGAGTGTTCGTTGATGTTGGGGTAGGGGTTGCTGTTGGTTGAGCAAACACCGCCTGTAATGTTGCTGTATTACCGGTAACAAAGACAATCGTATTAGACGCATTTGCTGCTGGTAAATTAATACCTGTCCCCGACCAATTTAAGAAATCACCATTATTATTATTTACACTAATTGTATATTGTTGATTTTTAACTAACCCATAAGAGATGTTTGATGTGAATGTTTCACCATCAAAAACAATTGCAGGTGTGCCATCTGGTACTATAATATTCAATACCGCACCTTCAGGTGTGGGGGTTGGTGTAGGTGTTGAGGTAGGCGTACTTGTTTCTGTTGGTGTTGGGGTAGGTGTGCTCGTAGGTGTCGGTGTAGGGGTTGGACACGACGCAATCTCACCAGATATATTACCACTTAACAATCTAAATGTTTTGTTTTCTAAAGGATAATAATAATAATATTCCATATAAGTCACAATATCATTAATACCACTAGCATTGATGTCTGAATAAAAATTCATACCATCAACAAATGTCGATGAATTGGAATAGATCGTAACATTAAATTCACCTCCTTCACATGCATCTTGTTGAATTACCCACCCATATTTGTTATTGGAACCATCTATTGCTCTAGCTTGAATGGTATAACTATATGGTGATGAAGTGATTGGTGTGTTCGTAGGTGTAGGGGTTGGTGTAGGAGTTTCCGTAGGTGTAGGGGTTGGTGTTTCAGTTGGTGTAGGTGTTGGAACAGATGGACAAGATCCACAATCAGTTCTATATGTTGCAACATTACTACCATCCATATTAACGGTTTTATAATAACCATTATGGACAATTGTTCCCCAACCACTAAAACCAAATCCATCTCCATTTGTTACAAAAATATTTGATTCACAGAACGTTGGTCCATCACCAGTCACATAAAATCTTGGACACGAATTCTCAGGGCAATTACATGTTCCTTCAACTGAATCTTCTCCCAATGTTATTTCACCATAAAATACTGCTGGTGGTTTTAATATCGAATATTCCAAATCGGAATTTGGAATTAATGTATATGTTAAATCGGTATTTGGTATTAATGTATAATTAAGATCATTTAATGGGAGAACTAAATATTCTAAATCATTGCTAGGTATTATTGTCGCTGTTAAATCGTTAGTTGGTATTAGTGTATAAGTAAAATCATTATTTGGAATAATGACATAAGCTATATCATTACCAGGAATAATTGCATATGTTAAATCATTTTCTGGTATAGATGGTGTTACTGTTGGTGTTGGCGTTGCTGTAGGGGATGGGGTAGGTGTTGGTATTGAACAAGAAACATCACCACAATCTAAAACAACCCTTAAATCATCTAAATCATAATCAAATTCTGAGCCTAAATCAAGACCTACAATTTCATAACATACACCATTTCCAAGACTATATATTATTCCTGTTAACCCACTTGTTAAACTTCTACCTATTTTATTGTGTGTTTGATCACAATCCCTTAAAAAGTAATAATAATATGCTATTTGAGTTTCGGTTGGCGTCGGTGTAGGTGTCTCCGTTGCCGTTGGTGTAGGGGTACTTGTTGATGTTGTGGTCGGTGTTGAAGTACTTGTAGGTGTACTTGTTTGAGTCGGCGTAAAAGTTACCGTTATTGTGGGTGTTACGGTTGGTGTGGGTGTTGGGGTAATAGTAAAAGTGGGTGTGGGAGTCGGTATGACTTGACCATCATTAGGTCTAACCACAAAAATTCTTGTTGCTCCAACTCTTGACGATATTTTACTAATCATAATATATTAACCAAATGTTGTAAACGTTCCTAAGATATTCCAAGATGATCCAACTCTAAGTGCTGTTAATCCTATTACATCAGTTTTATTTGAATTACCCACTGGTTGTTCATTATTTGCCCAACTAACAGTAACACTTTCATTATTTAATCTATATGAAGAAGCGATATATGGTGTTGATTCTTGTTTTACTATAAATGTTAATGAAATTGCACTTAAATTTTCGGTTGGTACGTTTGATACATTATATGTGTTATTATTTAATGAATTTGTTAAATAATATACTGAACCATCGTTATAATCAAATTCATATGTTGACGTTCCGCCACTAACCTCAAGTACTATTTTTTCATTTACACTACCAATATTCAAGGAACCACCAATCTCTAAATCGTCTTGCATTTTTGCTGATCCACTAAATTCATATGTGTAACCCTCTGTGAAAGTATTTGTGTTAAACGTTATCTGACTTCCTGTATGAATTGTCATTTGTGGATCTACCCATTGGTTCTGAGCAAATAAAATTAATTTTGCTGGATGACTAGTTCCACCAACAGTACCGACATATAAATCTTTACCAACGTTTAATAGATATGCATCATTTTCATAACCAACAAATCCGCCATCATATGTACTTGAATTAATACCCAAGTTAACATAATGATTTGTTTCTGATCCATTGTCCGCTGTTGCTACAATATCAGAACTGGCATTGTTACTTGAATTGGTATTTTTTATATTAACCTGTGAATAATGTTCATTGTTAGCCTGAAAATGCGCAATATTAATACTACCAGATGAATTAGCGTGTAATGTGGTGGGATTACTACCGGATTCTGTAAATGGGGTACCAATCACAGCGAAACCCGATACATATAAAATAGTGTGAGCAAATAAACCTTCAGAATATATGCTACCTGTAACTAAAACACTACCCGTAAATTTATGTAAATCATTAGGACTGTTACCAAAATTAACATTTTCTTGTACTGTTAAATTTCCATTTATAAATTGACTACCAGTGAAATGGTGCGATCCACTATCTACTAGTATTTGTCTAAGTTGATTTAAAGTGTGTTGATATGTTACCCCAGAATGAACAACGGGTGTTAATCCATTAAGCGGTAAATTTGCTAACGATCCGCTGGGTAATTGTGATATTTTTTTTCCTGCCATTTAAATAAATATTTTAATAAAGTATTGTATTATTATCTTCTGTTAAGGTATATTCTCCAGATTCTATTAATAATCCATCTGAAAAATATCCAATTAATTCGTCTTCACAGTCTAAACCACATATGAAGAAATCATATTGATTTAATCTTGTTAAGAAGTTATGTCTTACGTGGACAAAATCTAGAGGTTCTTCATAATATTTTATTGATTTTATATTAAAGCAACATACACCCCTGTGATTGATGTCCATCTGTTGTGATCCTCCCCAAGATTGGATAAATGGTTGTGATCCTCTATTTGATGCCACAACTTCCTCCCAATTTTCTTTTTTATATATTGGTCTACCGTTTAAATAAATTTTTAATGTACCCAACCTTCTTTGCCTTTCATCCGCCCATTTTTTGTTTAAAAATTCATAATTCTCTTCATAAGAAGCAATTTGATTACTTGTTACGGCGGTAACTACGGTATCTTGATAATCTTCAATTTTCCAACCTAGCAAATCATTCCAACCACCATGATTTTCCACGTCACAATCTGTGTAGTGTTTATATCTATCAAATACAATTGTTATATTAAAATCTTTTGTTTGATCCGTTGTACATAATTGAGGTGTAACGTCTGATTCAACATAATAACTTTCAGTATATCCACTAATGGTATTACAATAACCAGAATATCTTGTGGCGGTCCACATTATTTTTCTATCTGATGTAAACCCAAAAGATAAACTATTATCGGCGATACTTGAATAATCGCTAGGTCCTCCAGAACCAAAATAATAAAATTTACCCCCTTCAACCCAAGGTAACGATTCTCTATTAAATATAAAATCCAACGTCCAACCCTTTTCTGTTCTTCTTTTTATGATTGGTGAAGAACATTCATTTGGTTCTGGCTGTATAAATTGATAAGCCCACGGCTTAACACCATATTTGGGGGTAATACCGCAACACGCTGTAGGTCTTTGTAGTTTACCTGTACATTTATAATAAAAATACTCGTCAACAAAGCTAGAAATTATATCAGCTTCGTTAATACCCATATTTAAATCTATAAAGATCGGATCGTTATAAGCGGTTATTCTCATGTAATGTACTTTACCATCATTATCGTTAAACAAATAAACATCATTGTTTAAAATCTGATATTTGTGGTAAAAACTTAAACCATCACAAAAAGCATCAAAACTTATTGTTGTTGAAAACCCAGAATATGGGTATGATGCATCATTTACCCTATTATCATACTCAGATAAGGTAATAGTAGTTCTAACACAATCAAAATCCTCTAAACTATCATTTATTTTAAGAGTAGAGTAAGTTATTGGTGTTGATAAGTCTAAAACGTCATCATTATGGTCATCTATAACCTTTGCTATCTCATAATCATAAAATTCTGAAGTGTCTAGCTTAGAATCCAGTTTAGTTCCATAAAACTTTAAAATATTCTGGCTGTTCATATTTAGATAAATATCTTTCATAGGATTTGATATTTATATAAAAAACCATTTAGATGAATAATTTTATTAAACAAGTGATTGAAGAAAAGTTTGCATCAAAAGCACAGCAAAGATTTTTCTATGCTCAGGCCGGTAAAGGGGGTAAAAAAGGTAAGAAGTGGGCAAAATGGGCTAAAGAATTCTCAGCAGATACGGATTTTAAAAAAATACCGGAAAAAGCAGAAAAAGAAGATGAAATTGAAGAAATTGTTGATGATAAGGGAAATATCAAAAGAAGTGATGTTCCATTAGCAATAAAAAAGAGCACAATTGGATCAAAGAAGAGAACAGACAAAGTTGTCAAAACTGGTGCTGGTGCAATGGGAACTCATGGTGTTCACGGTACACATACAACTTTAAAATATTGGGCTGAATCTGATATGAGTGGAGCTTTAGGGTATGATGATACTCTTGGTGATGACGCGACATATGATCAAGCATATGAACATTTCACAAAAAAACTAGGATTAAGTGATGAAGAAGCTAAAGAAAGATTAAAAGCACTTGGATACATTCCTGGAGAAAAAGATCTAGTTAGACTTGTTGAAAATCCTAAAAAATATATGAACGATTATATTGAAAGTGTTTTAGTTAAAAAAACTGACGATACTGATGTTCTAAGTAAAGACGAAAATAAGGTGGAATTAAACCCACTTATTAAAAAACAAGTTGATTCCTTGAAAAAATCCTTAAAAAACAATAATATATCTATAGATAAGATTATAAATCATTTGAAAAGTGAATAGTCAATTAAAAGACAATGTGTATGATGTTCCAAACGATGTTTTGGAAAAAATAACTTCAGCTTTATCTTCTGTGAGTGATGAATCAACCCATGGCGTACAAAGAGCAAAGAGGCTTTGTTCTGAAAAGAAGGTAACATATGGTCAATTAAAAAGAATTATACACGATATAAAAACAATAGATAAGGAAAATGATAATTTAAGATATGAACTGTATGGTGGTGAATTGATGGAAAAGTGGGCAAATACATTTTTAGATGGTCAAAGAGGATTAGTTAAATCAAAAAAACAATCATCACAAAAAATAAACAATTTAACCGGAATGAATGGTGTAAGAAAGAATCCGTTCCTTAATACCCATAAAAAATCTGAAGAGAAACCAACCTACACAAATTTTTTAAAGTCTAATTCAGATAAAACTTCCGTATCAACAATAACCTCAACAGGTATTTTCGAAGAAGTTGAAAGAATAAAAAAATTAATGTTATAAATTATGCCAACACAATTAGAAATAATCGCGGAAAAACAAAGACAAGAACATCTTTCTAGAAATTCCTATATTGAAAAAAATGGTTACTCATCAGTACACGAAAACGCATTATCAACTGGTGACGATAAAGGTAAGGGTGAAACAGATAAGATAGGTTCATCTACCGACATTCAAACTAGAATAGGTAATCTTGTAAAAAATACATATTCTGGAGAAAATTCTTATGGTATAAACAATCCTAACGCGTTATCTGATGGTGATGAAAGAGGAAAGGGTGAAACAATTACTATAGGATCGAAAACTGATATTAATACTAGAACAGAATTATTGTCTAGAAACATATATAGCAATACAAAAGGTTATGGTGTAAACAATCCGAATGCTATTTCAGATGGTGATGAAAAAGGTAAAGGAGATAATAACGGAAAAGTTGGATCTCTAACTGATATTAACACAAGAACAGAATTAATAAACAAAAATGTTTATAAAGGTGATAATGGTTATTCAAGTATTCACCCTAACGCATTATCTGACGGTGATATAAAAGGTAAAGGTGAGGTTAATACACAAGTTGGTTCTTCAGTAGATATTAATAATAGAATTGACTCAATTGCACGAAACAAATACGGGGAAACTAAAAGGTATCCAGATTTTTAATATGAAATTAGAAGAAATAATTGAAGAGCAATACGATTCAATTTTAAAGACCAGTAAAAATAGACCATTGGTAGATGCTATTGTTAATAGACATCCTATCACTTTCTATTATAGTGGGCCAAGAAAACCTAAAAAGAAGAGTGTGAAAGCGGGTTACCGTGTTAAAGCCGAAGCAGTTGCTCTTGGTGCAAATAAACATACAGGTAATTTAGTTTTAAGAGCATATATAGACGATCCATCAAAATCAAAAAGAGGTACACCTACTAAAGTTGGTAAAGAAAAATCAAATTATGGTTGGAGAACATTTTTAGTTGCTAGAATGTCAAGTATTCAAATTATTGGAAATGAAACATTTAATACAATTAGAGACAAATATAACGGAGGTGCTGATGATGCTTCTATGAGTATTACTTATGTTAAAACAGATTTTAGCACAACCCCGCCAAAACCAAAAATTGGTGATACAAAAAAACCAGAGAAAAAACCAACAGCAGAACCAGAAAAACCAAAACCACCAACAATTACAAAACAAGCTAGAAATGTTGATGCTGAGTTGAAAAAGTTTGATGATGAATTAGCAACTATCGAAAATGAAATTCAGACCGCTTTAGCTTCATATAAAGAAAATAAAGGTACACCAGAAGAAAAGAAATTTATTGAACAATTAAAAGTTCTTGGTGATAAAAAGAAAGAATTATTAAATAAAATTGCTGACACTATTACAAATATTGGTAAAGATGTAAAACCGGAAGACAAATCAAAAATAAACGCGTTTACTAGAAGAGTCTCAGCAAAAAAGAATGATCCTGAAACTCTTATTCCGTTACCATCAGAAAAACCAAGCAAAACACCTAATCAAAAAGATCAAGCACCTGAGGTAAAAGATAAAAAATTACCACAGGTACCTAAAAAAGAAAAACCAGCTGAAGATCCTGATGATAATCGTTATGATTTAAATGAAAACTTTGTAAATCGAGTGAAAAAACTTATTTCATACTTTTAACTTTATTTTAATCAAACAAACAAATATATTTATAATATTATGGGAAACGGTACAATATCAGAAAATGATTTAATGCACAAATTAGTGCAAGCAAAAAAAGTAATGAATAAAGTTGATGGTGGTGACTTTGAAAGAGGACACATCAATGAAAATATTTTAAAAAGCGCACCAGAAGATGTCGCGCCACAATCTGTATCTGCGACTAGAGAAATGCCAGTACCTAATATAGATAAAATAAAACAATCTAAATTACCTGACGCAATTAAACAAGCGTATATTGATAATCCAATTCCACAAATTTCATTAAACGAAACCCTTGATATGGATTTTGTTAAAGGGGCAAAAAAATTAATGGAAAAAGAAGGATTAAGCAAACCAACCACTCAACAAAAACAAACAGCCGGTACAGCAAATATTGACATGAACGCAATAGCTGTTTTAATTGAGAACACCGTTCGTAAGGTTATGGACGAAAAATTAAATCAAATCCTAACAGCACAACAAACAACATCAATAAATGAAAATCTTGTATTGAAAGTTGGTGACTCTGTTTTCAAAGGTAAGATTACTGGTGTAAACAAAGCTAAGTAACATTCACTTTTATTTTTTATTTCCTTATAATAGACATATAAGATTAAAAAAATGTCTAAAATAAGAGTATTAGCTATTCCATCTGATAGCCACGGTGTTGGTAAGTACAGAGTACTAGATCCATTTAAATTTATTGGTAATAAACATTCTGACGAAATTCATGTAGATATTGTAATGAATTTAGAAGATAACGACAGCGTATTTGATAATTACGATGTTGTTATTTTCCATAGTTTTATCCATATGGCTCCTCATGAAAGAAACATGGAAAGAATTGAATGGTTAAAAAAACGAGGAATTAAAGTCGTAATGGATATTGATGATTTTTGGTCTGTAGATCAAAGACATCCAATGTATGAACAAATTAAAAAACAAAACATAGCAGAAAAAAAAGTTTTATTTTTAAAAGCTGCTGATTATATAACATGTACTACTGAATTTTTTGCGAACGAAATTAAAAAACGAATAGGTGCAAAAAATGTATTTGTTTTTCCTAATGCTGTTGATGACACAGAACCACAGTTTCAATCAAACCCAATTAAGTCTGATAAGATTCGATTTGGTTGGTTAGGTGGATCTTCACATTTGCACGATATTGAACTAATGAAAAGCGGTATTGAAACCACACAAAACCAATATAAAGATAAATCACAATTTGTTTTATGTGGGTTCGATTTAAGAGGTAGTGTTCACGAAATTGATAGATCAACCGGTCAAGTAACACAAAGACCAATATTACCACATGAAACAGTTTGGTCAAAATATGAAAGTATTTTTACTTCTGGCTATAAAGTTTTAGACGCAGATTATAAAAATTTCCTATTATCATATACCCAATCAGATTACCCAAGTATGGATGTTCCATACGTGAGAAGATGGACACAAGATATTAACAGATACGCATTGAATTACAATTATTTTGATGTCTCATTGGCCCCACTGGTAGAATCACATTTCAATTCTTGTAAATCTCAGTTAAAAGTTATTGAGGCTGGATTTCACAAAAAAGCGATTATTGCAAGTGAAAATATGCCATATACCCTAGATTTAATTTCAGCGGTTGATGAAGGTAAATTCAAAGATACTGGTAATGCGTTAGTGGTATCTTCTAGAAAAAACCACAAAGATTGGGGAAAACACATGAAAAGATTAATTGAAAACCCTAATATGATTGAAGATTTGGGTAATAGATTATATGAAACTGTTAAGGACAAATATGCACTAAAAAATGTTTGCGCCGACCGCGTTCAATTTCTCAAATCCATAGTAAATAAATAGTTTTTGGTTTTTTGAAAAAAAATGACTATATTAGTTTATAACATTAAAATCAAAAAATTATGTATTACTTAGTAACAATCGGTTACGAAACCGAACAAATGGACAGAGAGGGTAACCCTAGAATTAAAAAAGTAAAATACGTCCTCCAGGCGGAATCTGTTGAAGAAGCAACAATCGTTGCTGGCAAATACAGATCTGGCGACATTAGAGGAAGTGAAAGCTTAAGTATAGCAAAAATGCCAATTGAATGTGTAATAGACGCGAAAAACACTCCGGAATATTACAAGTAAAATGATTTCGAAAGAAAAAATTGAAAAAAACAAAACCAAGTTTCTTGAAGTAAATGAAACTTACAGCATTTTTACAAAAGAGTTAGAAGAGTTTCTGGGTGATGATTTTTATCATTGCCCAGCTTCTCCTTCTCTCGATTTATACGGGGCGTATCCGGGTGGTTTATTGGATCATCTTTTAAAGGTTTGCAAATATTCCCTTTATATAAATGATATTCTACCTGAAAAAATAAAATTAGAAAAAAACAAAATAATAAAAACTGTTTTTTTATCTCAAATAGGAAAAGTCTTCTTATTTAAACCAAATCAAAGTGAATGGCACAGAATTAATCAAGGTAAAATGTATGTATATCAAACAGAAGGTATGATAGCAATGAAACCTGGTGAAAGAAGTGCATATTACGCTTTAAAATATGGTTGTAATTTAACTGAAGATGAATACCAGTCAATAATTAACACAGATAAAGACTCTGATGATAAAATGGCAAAATGGCATTCATCAATGTTATCACAGATACTAAAACATGGTTTTGAACTAGCATTAATAGAAGAAAAATATGGAAGCAAATAGTAATTTTTTGAACATCTTAGAAAAACTTAAAGAATACGAATCTATTTTATCTACAGATGAAAACGCAGATTTAGATGAAACCTTGGTGAATGAAATAAACCAAACACTAGATGAATTGAATGAAGAAGTTTATACCGCACAAGCGAAAGAATTCTCTTCATTTTTCGTTAAATTCATTAATAAATCCACAAACGAAGACCCCAAGTTTGCTTATGAGGGGGATAGTGGATTTGACTTAAGAGCAGACATTGAAGAGCCTATTGTGATACAACCTTTTAAGAGAGTTTTAGTACCAACAGGATTATATTTTGAATTGGTTAAAGGTATTGAAATACAAGTTAGACCAAGAAGTGGTTTGGCGGTAAAACATGGTATTACTGTATTAAATAGCCCAGGAACCGTTGATAGTCACTATAGAGGTGAGGTCAAAGTACCATTAATAAATCTAGGTGAAGAGCCTTTTAAGATTGAAAAAGGTGACAGAATAGCTCAGGCTGTGGTTTGTCCAGTATTCGGGGAAGGTAAAATTCAATTAACTAAAACAGATGAATTAAGCGATACATCTAGAGGAGAAGGTGGCTTTAATTCTAGTGGTATTAAGTGATATTTATAAAGGTGAAAAATAACCGTTAAAATTAAAAATTAAAGTTTTGATAAAATCGAGAAATAAAGCCGTCGTTTTAGAAGAAAGAAAAACACCACATAAGCAAAGAATCAGAGAACTGATCAAAAAGCCTAAAGAGAAATTTTTAACACAATCACAAGAAGAGTATTGGAAAATATTAGGTGAAAATCAAATAACATTATGTTTTGGTCCAGCCGGGGTTGGTAAATCTTACATCGCAATGAAAAGAGCTATAGATTTACTTTGGGATGACGATAACAAATACGAGAAGATTATCATTGTAAGACCAGCGGTTGAAGCTGAAGAGAAATTAGGTTCGCTTCCTGGTGGTTTAGAAGAAAAGTTAGATCCATACATTTATCCTTCATATTATCTTTTAAACAAGATAATTGGAAAAGAAGCGAGAGAAAGAATGAAAGATGAAGGATATATTGAAGTTGCAGCATTGGCTTACATGAGAGGTTGGAACGTTGATAATACGATCCTAGTTTTTGAAGAAGCACAAAACGCGACACCAGCACAAATAAAATTATTACTAACAAGAATCGGTTTTAATTCAAAATTTTTCTTATCTGGTGACTTAGAACAATCAGATAAATTTAAAGATAAAACTAAAACCGGGCTTTACGATGCGAAGAAAAGATTAGAAAATGTTAGAGGCATCGGAATTTTTGAATTTGGAAATGAAGATATCGTTAGAAACCCAATTATCGGCGAAATCTTGAAGAGATACGAGTAATTAGTCATTTACTTTATTAAAATTTAACCCTATCTTTTGAAATATGAACATATATATTTCAATTGATGGGGTTTTACGTAATTTCATAAATCGATTTCATTATCATTATGAAAATGCATACATCGATGTTGATGTAGAGGCAAGCGAAGATAAGTTTGATTACAAAGTAATTGAACCTATAACAAATCTAGATCTATCAGATCATTTTCTTTTTCAATCTAAGGAACAAAAAGATTTTTTCCAGTACATTGAATATCCAATGGAACTTTACGGACATTCTCCGGTAAGTTATAATAATGTATATAACGAACTTAATAAATTTGTGTATGACTACAAAGATCATAATGTTACTATTATTGGTCTAGATGAACTAGGCAAAGCAAGACCCGCAACTTTCTTTTTCTTATCTAGAAGCGGATTCATGGTAAACAACATCAAATTCATTTTAACTAAAGACTTAGAAAAAGAATGGGAAAATGTTGATGTTTGGATAAGTGATTCTGAAAAAATATTACAACACAAACCTAAAGATAAAGAATTTATACTGTTTAAAACCCAGTATAACCAACACTTTACTTATGAAAAAACAATTAATAAATTAAGTGATATCAATATTGATGGAAATAATATATTAATTGATATTAATAAAAACGAAAAACTAATAACTGATGGCGGAATTTTATAACAAAAACTATTACATCGATATCGATGGAATGATAGAAAAATGTCGAACAGGTGGTACCCTACAAGATGAGGATGGGAAAGACGTTATGGAAATAAACGTTTTCAAATATGAACTTTTAAAAATGATGTTAGATAGGGTTCTTAATGAAATTGATGATATTGAAGAAGATGATGTTCTATCTTCTTTAAAACCAAGCCCAAGTTCATTATCATTTAACCTAGCATTCAACACCCTAATTCAATACGGAATAATAAACGAAGAAATATAAAAAAATGAGTGAAAAATTAAAAAACATCGAGAAATTACAAGACGCACTATTAAGGTTGGAAACCAAGGAAAATAAAATTTATTTTTTATGTTACGACACTAGAGGCGCAGCTAAAGCTTCAGTTAAGCACATATACGATATGGCGCTTTTTCTTAAGGAAGCAGGAATGGATAGCAATATACTAGTAGAAGACACGAGCTTTGCAGGAGTATCTAGCTGGTTAGGTGAGGAATATAATAAAATACCTGTTGTTTCAATTAAAGACAATAAAGTTGAAATGTCAATTGATGATGTTTTGGTAATACCAGAACAATATTCTAATGTTCTTCAACAATTATCTAACATTAGATGTACTAAAATTATGTTAGTACAACAGAGAGAGTATATGTACGATTCTTTACCTATTGGAAGTCGTTGGAAAGATTATGGTATTGAAAAGGTTATTACAACAACCAATGCTGCTAAAAAGTATATTTCTGAATATTTTCCAGAGGTATTAGTTTTTGTTATTCCTCCAGTAATTGAGGATTATTTTACAAAATCAGAAAAATCACAAAAACCATACATTGCAATTAGTGTAAGAGATCGTGTTAAACACAGAAAACTTATTTCTGAATTCTATTTAAAATATCCACAGTTAAGATGGGTAACATTTAAAGATATGGTGCAAATGTCAAATAAAGAATTTGCGGATTCATTAAAAGAATGTTTAGTTTCATTGTGGTTAGATGATGATAGTACTTTTGGTACGTTCCCATTAGAATCAATGAAATGTAATGTACCGGTTGTAGGTAAAATTCCATCAACAGAACCTGATTGGTTAAGTGAAAATGGTATATGGACATATGATGAAAATAAGTTAGTTGAATTGTTAGGAACGTATACTTTGGCTTGGTTAGAAGGTGCTGGAATTACCGATGAGGTAAAAGATAAAATGATGGAAACTTTAACACCATATGATAAAGAAATAACAAAAAATAATGTTATTAACATATTCGAATCATTCAATTCAAAAAGAGTTGAAACAATAACAAAAGCATTAGAAAAATTAAAAGAAGAAGAAACAGTATGAAAAATATAACAGTAGTATTACCAGTTCACAAAATCGATGAAGATTATAAAGATATGTTACAGTATTCTGTAGAATCAGTTAAACAATTTTATAACGATGTAAAATTATTAATTGTTGCGCCGAATACTTTAAAAAGCGAACTAAGTAAAATTGATTTAGGTCAAAAATTAGAAATTAGTTACCACTATCATAATAGTGATACAGATTTTTGTACACAAATTAATGAGGGGGCGAAAAAATGCGAAACCGAATGGTTTTCAATTCTTGAGGTTGATGATGAATATCAAAAAGTTTGGTTACCTAGTTTGAATCAATATATGATAGAAAATCCAGAAGCAGAAGTTTTCTTACCAATTGTAAAAGATATTGATGAAAAGGGAAATTTTACAAACTTTACAAATGAATCTGTTTGGGCTTATGGTTTTTCCGAAGTTCAAGGGGAATTAGATAATGAGGTATTATTAGAATATCAAAGTTATCAAATAAGTGGCGGACTTTATAAAACTAAGAAGTTTTTAGAAGTAGGTGGATTAAAATCAAATATAAAATTAACCTTTGGTTATGAACTTTTATTGAGATTAACACACAATGGTTCAAAAATTGTTGTAATTCCAAGACTTGGTTATAGACATGTGAATTTAAGAGAAGATTCTCTTTTTTGGAAATATAAAAATGACGACACCTTAAAGTTAGGCGAAAAAGAAGCTAAATTTTGGATTGATACAGCAAAAAAAGAATTTTTCTTCACAAATAAACGAGAAGTAAATTATAATGAAAATTAATGCCAAGAAAACGAACCCAAAAAGTTTATTTTGGGGAGGATCAAGAAAAGGCGGTAGTTAGATACTTAGAAAGTTCAGACGAAGCAGACAGAAACAAGATATTCAATGAATATTTACGAGAACCCCTAGTAATAATGGTGGAAAGTATTATAAGAAGATATAAGCTTTACCGAAAAGATTTTGAATTTGAAGACTTACATACAGATACAATGTCTTTTTTAATTACTAAAATCAATAAATTTGACCATACAAAAAACCATAAAGCTTATTCATACTTTGGAACCATATGTAAGAATTACTTAATGGGGGCCATTCAAAAAGATACAAAAGATACAAATAGAAGCATTTCATATGAAGACATATCAGAAGATATTGAAAGTAGGTTAGACTTTTCATATACAATAGACGATTATCATGTTGACTATTCTAATGTTATTATTACACTTACAAACAAACTAGAAGACTTTGTAGAAACAGAAGAATTAACAGATAATGAGAAGAAATTAGGGTATGCCCTTTTAGAGATTTTTAGCAATTTTGAATCCATTTTTCAAATAGGTGACGGTAACAAGTTTAATAAAAATTTAATCCTCCTATCATTAAGGGAAATGACGTCCTTATCTACTAAGGAAATTCGTATATCATTAAAAAGGTATAAGACATTATATGATGGAATATTAGGGGGATTTTTAGAATAAATCTATTTATTGTTTATGAGACCACCAAGAAAAACACTATCATTAGACACCGACTCAGCTCTGGCACTAATGCAAGAAATCTACCATGATATTGTAGAACAAAAAAACACGGCAACATTAATAATGAAAAAGATGCTTTCTTTTATGAAAGAATCTGAAGACATGTCAGTTATTGGGCCAGTAATTAAGGAACAACAAAAAATCCTTAACGAGTGTACAGAGAAAAAAATCTCTCTAGTTAAGATACAAAACACCTTAATTCAGAAAGGTGCCGCATCAGACAAATTCGCACCAGGTAAGTTGACACTAACAGATGAAGATAGGGAGATGTTAGAAAAGCTTATGGATGATGATAAAGATAAAGGACAAAAATTTGAGCTATAATGTACGATTTAAAAGAAAAACGAGCACAAATTAAATCTAAACTTAGAGCTATTCAAGTTGCTAATAATTTAAAAACTAGCGGAATAGAGGGTTTAGGTAAATTTGATGACACGATTGAAAACCTACAAGGTCAAATTGGTAACACAATTGACGGCTTTACTGATAAAATTAAAAGTAAGCTACCAAATACCGAGAATTTATTTGAAAAAATAACAAAAGATCTTGAACAGATCTTACCTAAGAAAAATAATGAAAGTTTATTAAGAACAACAACTAGAGATGCTGTTAAGCGTACATCAGCACTTATTAAACCAATTTTTTTAAGTAATATAAGAAAACTATTTTTTGCAAACGATAGTGATTTTGGTTGTGGAGCCCAAACATTAATGCCAGTTAGTGGATTAACCATTTCACCAAAAGAATTTGACCCGTTGGATATTTTACAAACTAGTCCTTTTGATAATTTAGGTAAAATATCTTATGAAGGTCAGCAATCTTCTAATAAAATAAAAATGAATAGGGTTTTTTATGATACTTTTAGTACCAGCCCATACACTTTTATTCCTGAAGATGAGACGCAACTATTTAAAATGAACTGGAATGGAGGCATTCAAAAATTTGAAATAACAGAAATAGATACAACAACAGTAACGGTTGATAAATTTATAACCAACTATTATGAATCAATAGAATTTCCTAGTCTTACTGACGTTGTTAAAAATACATTTAATTTTATTATTCCGGTTGGGGACGCTTTATCTATAACCCCAGGTGGGAAAAGTAATCCAGCATTTGATTCTGCAATAAATAAATTAAATAAAACTATAGAAAAATTAACCGGGTATTGTGGTGACACTAATCAGGATTTAAAACAAAACCCAACGGATCAATTTTCTGAAAGAGAAGTTGATGTTTCGACATTTTTTGATTTTGATGATGTTGAAGGTATTGACTTAGACGATGAAAGTAGAAGATTAAATAAGGTATTAAGATTCACAGATTGTAACAATTTTGATTTACCAATGAATCAAAAAATTGTTGAAGACTTTGCATTTTATGCTTCTACCAAAAATGAAGTTGAAGTTTTTAAAGCGTTTGATAGCGCTTTAGTTAAAACAGCTAAAGACGCGGCAAGCAAAAATATATCAATCCCATTTCCTAATTTTTTACTTAATTTACAACTTAATTCATTAAAGAATTTACCTAAAGCATTACTTTCAGTAGTGATGTCACCTAAATTCTTTTTTCCAATTGTAGTTTTATGGAAAATGTTAAAAGCAGCGTCTGTTAGTGCGTTTATTAGTGTTAAAACAATAATTAAAAATATTTCTAAATTCTTGTATAACACATTAAAAGATATTTGGAATAAATTCTTAGAGATATTCTGGAAATTGATTAAACCGCAAATTTTAGTTATTATAAAAGATTTGATTAAAAGAATTACAAAAAACTCTAAATCAAGATTAAAAACAATTATTCTCGCTTTAATTGATATATTAAGTATGATTATACCATTTCTTGGTATTAAAAGCTGTGAAGACTTCTATAATGCAATATTACAGGTATTGAACTTAGTAAGGGTTGGTGTTAATCAAAAAATTAATGGTCTATTATTACAGTTAAGTAAAAGATTACCAGGATATAGTGAAGATAGAGCAGCAGCAAATGTTGCTCAATTACTAGAGGCGAACGGTATACCAACTGGTGATCTTTTTGGTGAAGAAAATAATGTTATGTCTTTTGTTTCATCTATTTTAAAAGGACATCAAAAAGAAATGGATGAAAATTCATTTGTACAAGTTAGCTTAGATTATGCTCAAATACCGGTAGCACCATTAGGTGGTGCCGCAATAATACCTCCAGGATTATTAAAAGCACATGGTAAATTAACATAATATGGATAAAGAAAAATATATTGAAATAGCAACCGATTCTGAAAACAGAAGTAATAAAGATCTAGTAGAAGCTAGAGATTTTTTTATTAACGAGTTTGATGAATTAAAAATTGTGATAATAGATTTAACTAGAAAATTAGAAGCGGTAGAAACATTGTATAATAAAATTAATGGTGAATTAAACAAAAGGTATAGATGAAAATAATTGATATTGGTATTTGTGTAAACAACAAAGATCCTAGAGGTTTTGGTAGAATTAGAGCCAGAAACACTGAAGAACAAGATAGTACTAGAGCAAACGCAATACCTAATTGGCAACAATGGACCAAAGATGATCCATTTGTGTATTCACCGTTTCTACCAAATCACATCAATGTTATACCACAAGAACAACAGGCGGTAAAAATAGTTAGATATGATGATAGTAAAGGATTACAAAACCAAGAGTATATTGCCGGTCCATTCACGACACCCCACAACTTTAATTATCAAAATGAACTATCGCAATTAACTGAAACATCATTAGGTCAAAGAGGTGAAAAAACACCAGCTATAAAATCTTTTACTGGTGATAAAAAAATTTATGATGATGGTTACCTAAGACCAGAATCCGTTGGTAGTTTACCAAAAATAGAGGACGTTTCATTAAATGGTAATTATGGATCTGATGTTATTCTAACAGAACATGGGGTACAATTAAGAGCGGGTATTTTAATTCATAAAAATAACGCAACAAAAAAACAAAAAGAAGACTTGGAATTATATCCAATGTATTCGCAAAAGCACGCAAAATTATCTTTAAAAAAGTTTCCTAGTACAAAAAAATTAGATAAAAAAGTAATTGAAGAGACAACTATTCCTAGTATTGACATAAAACACATTTTTGAATATGATGTGGACAGTTTAACAGCACCAACAACAATAACATATTCAATATATCGAATTGAAAGAAATGAAGGGGATAAGTACAAATCAGATGTTTTTAATATCAACACTGAATTAAATAGTGAAACCTCTAAACTTATACATACAGAAACTGTCACTATTTCTTCAGAAACAAACGACGCTAGATTACAAGAAGCGTACATTCAAATTAGAGATTTCATATCAAAATTAGATACAGAAAAACTGATTGAGGTGGTACCAGGATTAAATGATGAATATGCGCACCCATTTTATTTCAGACCTAAAAACACTTTAAGAACAAAACCAAACTCAACCTCTTTTTTACAAAATATAGTACATTTAGACAAAACAAATGGTTTTGGTTTTTTATATAGTCAGAGCTCTCCAGACGTACAACCAATAACTAAAAAAGTTGAAAGCCCATATCTAAAAAAAATCAGTGAAGTTGACCAAAGTTTTGCTGCATTAACAGCTGATAAGATTTTACATCTATCCACAAGTTCACTAGGTACTGATGGTAAACAAATAGATTTCCGTGCGTTAGACAAGTATGAATATACGGAAGAAGACTATATTATGAGAATTATGCCAAACACATTCTCAACAGTTAGAGGAGAAAAGTTAATAGAAATATTAGAATTGATGACACTTATTCTTCTAAACCATACTCACGGTATTTTAACACCACCAAAGTATTTTAAGGCTACCATAAATGAATTACAAAAATTAATATCTAGAGCAAAACTAGATATGGTCAATAGTAAGATTAGAATAAATTAATATGATATTTATTAAATAAAAAGATGTCATATTTTCGTTCATATTTTGAGAAAAATAACACCATATTAAAGGATTCACAGGTTAACACTTCAAAGAATCCCAATACTGAACTTATATACGGATCAACATTTTCAAAGTTCCTATTTAAGGTGGATTTTACCGATCTTAAACAAAAGGTAGATTCTGGTGAGCTTGTTGTTACAACCGGAACAACACATACATTACACCTAACTAATACTATATTTGGTGATGAAACCCTACTTAGACAAAAGAATGGTAGAGGGAGAGACAGAACAACCTCATTTGACATAATTGTATTCAAAATAAATGAATTTTGGGACGAAGGTGTTGGATTTGACTATGAGGATCAAATATTTGATTTTACAGATGGTAACAACTCGTTTGATGAAAGACCATCAAACTGGTTTAATAGAACTACATTAAATAGTTGGACTAGCCAAGGGGTTTATACAACATCCCCAACTATAATTAAAACTATCCATTTCGATAATGGTAACGAAGATATTCATGCTGACATTACAGAATACGTTAACGGAATTATTGTTTCTGGAAATACAGATCATGGATTAGGACTAGCATTTGCTGTATTATATCAAGATATTGAGGCCGAGGTTGACCAATCTGTGGCATTCTTTACAAAGTATACACAAACATTTTTTGAGCCGTATGTTGAAAGCTTTTTTGATGACAAAATTGATGACGACAGACAAAACTTTATTGAAAAAACGACACAAAATCTTTATTTATATGTTACAAAGGGTACCAATTTCTATGATCTAGATAATTTACCCGCAGTAGATATTACAGATGCTGCTGGAAATGTTATTGTCGGTTTAGGTAATTTACCAGCAACAAAGGTAAAAAGGGGAGTGTATAAAATCACATTTGGCTTAGACGGGGTATTATGTGATGGAAAAAGATTTTATTATGATAAATGGAAAGGGGTGAGCTTAGATGGTGTGTCTATAAACGATATAGTGCAAAAATTTGTACCAAAACCATATTCATCAAAATTCTCTGTTGGAGAAAACGAAACAAATCTCCAAAGATATTCTGTTCAGTTTTTTGGTATTAAATTGAACGAAAAAATCAAAAGAGATGAAATAAGAAAAATTGTCACAACATTTAGATCAATCGATACCCCTAAAAATGTTCTTTTAGATGAAGTATCATATAGGGTCTATATTAAAGAGGGTAAAACCAATGTTAATGTTTTTGATTGGACTCAAATGGATAAAACAAATGAAAATTCGTTCATGTTAGATACGTCTTATTTAATACCTAGAGAGTATTATCTAGAAATTAGAGGTAAAATGCATAATGAGTACATTTACTACAATGACGTAATAAAATTTGAGATTGTTTCAGAAAAATAAAACTATTTATAAATTATGGATATCAAAAATATTGTAAAAAAACACTTATTAGAAGCTTTAGAAGACGAGGGTGGGCAAAAACCAGAAAATTATATGTTTTTTGGTAATATAGAACAAATGGCTAGACAATGTAAACTTTTAATGCAAGAAGATCATACTCGTATTGATTCTATTTTAAAAGAACATGACTGGGCGCAAGATCACATTGCTGAAGCTAAAAGTTTATTAGATCAAGTTTTTGATTTTTTAATGAATGAAACAAGCGACGTAGAAGATTCATTAAATGAGGCTAAAGAAGATATTGACGAAAGTAAAAATAAGCCTACAAATGCGAAATTATGGTCTAGAGCTAAGTCTTTAGCAAAATCCAAGTTCAAAGTATATCCATCGGCTTACGCTAACGGTTGGGCCGCAAAATGGTATAAAAAACAAGGTGGTAGTTGGAGAAAATCAAAAAAATAATATGAAAATATTAGTAGGTGAGGAGGATTTAAAATATATTGAAGAATCTCTAAATAATGGAGAGGTTTTACAAGAGGATCTTAGAAGATGGTTCAAAGAAAAATGGGTTGATGTCAGTAAAAAAGTTGGTGGTAAACACCCTCCTTGTGGTAGAAAAAGTGCGGACGGTAAATCATATCCCAAATGTAGACCATCTAAAAAAGTATCAAAAGAAACCCCTAAAGTTGCTTCTTCTTATGATAAAAAAGAAAAGAAAGCAATGACCACACAAAAAAGAAAAGCCGAAAAAAAGGACCCTAAAATAGGTACGGGTAATAAACCAACAAGGGTAAAATTCGATGAAGAAATGAAATCAAGAAAAGTAATTCAAATAACTGAAGAACAATTTAAACGTTTATTCGAGTACAACGAACAAACCCCTGTTTTAGTTTATGAAGATGAATCAGGTTCAGTTGAAAATACCAATTATATTGCTGATGATATTTTAAATGAAGCTATATATCAGGGCCGTAAGGTTCAACTTGGAAAAATCATGCAGGGTGATATTAAAAAGTTTAAAGTTTATGTCAAGAATGATAAGGGTAAGGTGGTTAAGGTAAATTTCGGCTTTGGAGGTAAATCCGCAAAGGGAAAAAGAATGGTTATTAAGAAAAATAATCCTGAAAGACGTAAATCGTTTAGAGCGAGACATAATTGTGCAAATCCTGGTCCACGTTGGAAACCTCGTTATTGGGCGTGTAAAACTTGGTAATTTTATAATCAGATTAGTCTAATTTTTGACCAATACCAATTTTTGTTATCAGAGTACCTATTGAGGCTTTTAGCCTCTTTTTTTTCGACTAATTTACCCATTTGGACTAAATGTTCATGGTTTCTCATATCTATCCCAATATTAAACCCTCCGTCGCATTTATCATGCGTAGTTTCTCTCATTGGCTCAACATACTTACCCTCATCAAAAAGTTTAAGCATTTTAGCCATTTCATCTTTCTTCATCTTACAGTCTATGCCCCTTTGATTTATCATTTTTTCTAGGACATCGGTACGCAATTTACTATAATCTGTTTGATTCATAAACACAAAAATAAATAATATTTTGGAATATTCCAAAAACAAAAAAACCCCCCGAATCCGGGGGGTCTTTTATATTATACAATTAAGATTATCTTAAAGTATCCAAGCTGAATGTGCTCAAGCCACTTACGTTGATCACACCGAAGTAACGGTTGTTAACCATTTTCTTCGCGTATCTTGTCATGATACCTTTGATTGGTGTCATGTTAAATGGATTGTACATTGTTGGTGTTAATTGTAAAGGTACATATGGTGCGTAGATGTAACCAGCATCCAATAATGATTTACCTTTGTGACCGATCACGATTTTACCTGCTGGTAAATATGGATCACGGTATACTTGATATCGACCAGCTAATGAACCGATTTTCTCAATACCCATGTTGTATTGATCTTGCTCAGGAGCAGCATTTGATACGTGGAAATATTCTAAATCGTCGAATACTGCAGAAACTTCTGAAGATACTACGATCCAGTTAGCACCACCTCTCAATGTTGTTTTATGGATTTGAGCAGAAATTTGGTTGATTTTTGTAACCAAAGTTTGGTTCCAGTCTTTCTGAGTGTAACCCATAAATGGTGTTCCACCAGTTGCACCGTACTTCCACTCGTTGTAATCCCACTTAGCAGTCCAAGCAGCACCTTTTCTAAGGTCACGTAAAATTTCACGGTCAACCTCAGCAGCGATTTGCTCAGATAATAAAGCTGTTAATTCAGCTTCAGCATCGATGTTATGGAACGCAGAAACGTCTTGTGCTAATTCTGGAGACCAGCTAGCTCTTAATTTTCTTTCAGTTACAGAAACTGTTACAGAAGAAAGATCGAAAGAAACCTCACCGATTTCATCTTCAAATTCTAAAGT